CCTTTGCATAGATACGGTCTTTTGCTGTTTGATACTTTGTATCACGAACAATCTTCTCATTCATAAATTCGGGTTTGGCGTTTATTAAATCATCTGAATCAATCAATCTCATTCTTCTTTACCTCTTTTGTCATACTTGCGCCACACCATGTGCAGAAATTACGACAGCCGCATCCAAGTACCTCTTTGCCACAATGAGTGCATTTATACACCAAACCATAAAATTCATCTGTTTCTCTGGTAATTTCCCACTCGCCTTGCGGTCTTTGAGGGCAATACAATCTCTGTTCACATACGGTTTTCTGAAATGCCTCTTCAAATGTGTACTCAACTGTCGGGGCATTGTCGATTAAATTGATAGCCACCCCTATTCCGAGGTTCCAGCCTTTATCTACTTCGTCTTGCTCATTTTCATATCTATTTTTTAATTTTTCTTTTAATGCGTCTAAATCACCTAATCTCATTCTTCTTTACCTCTCATTTCTGCCTTATATGGTTCGGGTAATGGTTGCCATGCAACACATATAAGATTACGGAAATAATCAGGAACATTATCAACATCAGTACAATGTCTTAATATCCAACCCTCGTTTGTTGTGCCTTTTGTAACCTCCCCGACATAATCACAGATATAAGGCAAACCAAGAAAACCTGTGTCAGGCTCGTCAGGCTCTCTGAAAACACCTAAATACCAATCCCTATCTTTAGGTAATCCCTCACTAACAGGAATCCACTCGCCTTGCGGTCTTTCGTTCTTGCCCCTTTCATAACCCTCTAAAAATGCCTTGTCGGCATCCATTTGCTTTTTTCGAATATCTTCAATCAGTGCGAGTCGTGATGTTTCGGGTTCAACTGTCGGGGCATTGTCGATAAGTTTCTCAATTCTTCTCATATCGTCAATATCATTGAAAAACACTTTGCTCATTTCATCTTTCAAAGCATCTAAATCACCTAATCTCATTTTTTCTCTACCTCTCTTGCCACACTTCTATGTGTTTTCCGCAACTATCACATTTATAAATATATGAAGTGCTATATTGGTGTCCAACCGCCTGCTCATACTCGAAATGACCACCACACTCACAGTAACCGTTATTCCACTCTTTCTCGTCTTGTTCTTTTGAACATTTAACCGCACCTATAATCAAACCGAGAATAAATACAATACTTATTATTATTTGAATAATGTCAAAAACTGTATCTTTCATGCTTCTTTACCTTTCAATCCTCATTAGCAAACACATCAAGTATTTTGTCAAAGAAATATGCTTTTAAAAAAAGTTGAGTTTTTTAATTTATCTTCAACATTTATATAATATTCATCAATTATTGCTTTTACCTTATCCAATGAAGTATCTTGTTGCGGTTCAACAATTACATTTACTTCTTTATTAGATGCTCCATCTGAATTAGCTACTGGATCCTGCTGGAACTCTACTGGAAGAACATCACAAACCAGTTCTTCTTTAATAGGTTTAGAGGAATAACCACAGGAATAACAATCGTATCTTGTTATAGGTGGTATGCTTGCGGTTGACATGCAAAACATTACTGAATTACATTTAGGACATCTATAATTAATCATCTGATCTCTGCTCCTTGATTGTCATTAAATTGTTCCTATATAAATATTAACGATTTAAGATGAGATACTATTCTGCCGTACCTTTGAGTAAGCTATACTTTCGCCCTAAAACATTTTGGATCATAGTGTTTCCACACCAGTATCTTATTACTCGGTGATTTGTATAAAGATACAAACTTCCAGTGTGTAGTATCTATAAAATAGGGTTTCCAAGCAGGATACCAATTAGTCCATTCTTCGCAATACCTTGTTATGTACTTCCTAAAATCTTCTGCGGTCATTTCAATACTTACGCAATCTTCATTACAGAATTGTTTGTAGTAGGCTTTGTGGTCAGGAACATCTACCGGAATAACGGATAATAGATACCTCCAGCTTCGCTTAACATAAGTATAATCGGCATACCCATAAAATACGCCAATAGTCAAATGATACCCTTTATCCTTGTCGTAAACTTGGAGTTTCATAATTCAGTGCAATAGTCGCATATCGGGAATGTTCTTAAATACCATCAAAGCCCCAAGATAAGTTACTAAATCCAATACCTCAACGGTATATCCTGATCTTAAAGACTTGATGGCTTCGTATGTATGCTGGAACATCCAGTATATGTCAGGTCTGCTCCACTTCTTTGCATACTCTTTTAAAGGAGAATTGGAATATTGGCTACTTTGAATTTTATCCAGCTCGATCATTGTCCTCAAAATTTGGTAAAGGATATTCTGCATATCACTATCGTAATGTTCAGCAATATAAACTAACGCATTGAAATTTCTGCTGGCTACGGCTACCTGAACATCATTATCTGAATAGGTTGGTTGAATATCAAATAATGATACTATCTGCTTTTCGGTTAAAAGAACTTTGTCCTTAATGCAGTTAAGACATCTGCAAATGTTCTTTGCCTGATAATAATTCAGAGAATGTTTAGCGGCGAAACCGATAGTCTGCTCGTCAAGACCGGGGAAATCAGATTTCAGATACTTACACATGTGCTTGATGTCAATAGAATCTATTGTAGCCGTGTTATCCGGGAACACCTTATCCAGCTTATTCAGATCCTTTGCATCTTCATAGACCAGCACCAAAGTACCTATGATATTTAATGACAGCACCCTCGGTGCCAAATCTTTTAATCTGCTGATAAAATCCTTATCGTACCTGACTACATAAACTTGTGGCTGTAACGGAATAATATGGTGTTTAGACATCAGGCTAATCACATCTAATACATTGGGATATTCTAACTTTGCCCCTATTTTAGACACAAGAATATCAATATATTTATCTTTAATACCGTATTCGGATCCGCCCAAGATATAAAAATTCTTCGGGGTATCACCTAATATACTTAAACCTACTTCTTGAATAGATAGCATTAAATATCACCTACCATATCTTTAAGTGCCTATGCGCCAAACTCTAACATGCAAAAATTCCGAAACTCATCTAAAGGCATAATGGCTAATTCCTCATCATCAAATTTAGCAGGAATATAGTTGATATTATTCTCGGAATAACTCCTCCTGTATGTCTGCATAATCGCCCTATGCTCAAAAGTGATAGTAGTGTTAGAACGAGATTTATTCCACGAATCATCACACTGACAAATAGAAAAACTATCGGAGATCATTCTTTTAGGGAGCATTACCCATGTATTAGCGGCTCGCTGTGTGCCATTGTCCGTAATCAATACTGGATACCTGTGTTTTGATAATGATTCTTCTGAAATCTTCTTCCAGTGCTTTTTATAAAACACAATATTTACTTGTTCCTCTATGTGTGTCTTGCACTCCACAAGAAAGTTATATCCATTTACATCTCCGGGGTTAAAAGGGCGTGATCCACTCCCAGTCACGACTTTCCAACCCATATAATCTGCCACCATTTTCTCTTGTTTATTCGAGGACTGTTTCTTGTTCATCACCTGAACCCTCTACCTCTAAACCATTGTGGTTAATATCATTTACTATAAACTCACACAACTTCTCATAGTATTGAGGATTGCCTTGCAAGTAGTCATAGACTTTTGCCAACCCATTTATCTTAACGATTGTGCCATCTACTTCTAACGGCTCCCCACTTTCAGGATCACAGATAGTGAACCATCCAGCATTTTTACGGATAATGCCATACTTGGTGATTGCGAGATTAGCAAACTCAAAATCAGTACGCAACCCTGACTGGGACATCAAATAATATTCTCCCAGCTTACGATCAAAAGGAGCAGATTTTTGTTTTACAATCTTAACAGTAATCTTGTAGCCAGCAGGATTTTCTGCCTTCTGTGGCAACTCATTACCCAAGAAGTCCAAGGGTGAACCCAGTGAGAACTTTAAAATAAGGGAAGCATAGAACTTTATTGCTTCACCACCCGGAGTGTTATCTGCATAGGGATTAGCCATATTGACACGCAACTGATTTATGAATATCAGGGTGCAATCATAGCGCATAAGCAACTGGGTAATCTTACGACAAAATTGTGTCATAAGTCCTGCGAGTGCGGCAACAGTGCGTTCACCATACTTCTTCTCTAATTCAGACTGGGGAACTAATGACGGAATTGAATCTAATACAAGGAATCCAACTTCCCCCGTAGCGATCAGCTCTTCTACGCTTTGAAGTATCTTTTCAGCCGCAACATTGGGCGGTTGCATAACCCCAATATCTTTATTAGAGATACCTAATGTAGCCGCCCACTTCCTGTCAAATGAATGTTCCAAATCTACATAAAGTACCTTTTTAGGTCCTCTGTCTTTTAGATCTTGCAGGGCAATTTTAGCTTCTTTCTTACCCTCGGCTACTAACTTCTCTAACCGCATGACTTCTTCGGAATACTCTGTAAGAAATATACCCAAAGCATTTTTGCATAGATCTATCGTAGTTGTTGATTTACCAGCACCGGGATAACCATAGAAAACAGATAAAGCACCCCTCGGTACACCACCATAAGTCATGTGATTCAAAGAGGGGGATGAAAAAGGTATCTTTTTACCGCCTACCTTGTTTACGCTATCCATGAGGTCAGGACACGCCCACTCTTTTGCACACTTCTTAATAATATCAGCATAATCTCCCATAAACTATTCTCCTTAAAATATAGGTTTGCTATTCATTTCATCAGGTATTGTATAGTCAGGAAGGTCAGGGATCCCGACTTCACCAATCGGAGAGCGTTCCGTAGATCTACGAGCATCCCATACCTTTTTAGCACCCATTATCAATTCTTTTGAAAATGATATTTGGTGTTCCACTCTATCAATAACCGCATTGTAGATAATAGACATCAACTTAAATTCTTCATCTAATCCGTCATCTTCGACATCTTTGCCTTTGGATTTGCGTTGCTTAATTTTGAGCTTAACTATCTCATTATTCTGCTTAAACTGGGCTAAAGCGGTAGATACCGCAAATAGTTCCAATGGTAATGCCGTGATTATCCAGCTTAACTCCAAATCAGTAATTGCTACCTCGGCATCCTGAAACCTATTGTGCATTTCAATCTCTTTAACGAAGTATTTTGAAAAATACTTATTATAAATATCATTCTCTAAATTATTAGCGGATTCAAAATCTTCTCGTAAAGAATCTATGGCTCTTGAAATATCACCCATATCAGCCCTCTTTCTTTGGAACAGCCGGAACACAGAGATAAGTCATAGCAGTCTCCAACTGGTACTGTGTAGTTTTCAGTTCCTTGTTCATAGTCATGACAACATTGGAAAATTTGAGACAGATAAACGCATGTTGATCCCCATACTTCTGAATCTTCTCAATATAAGTGGCAGGGATCATAGTCCGAGATATGTCCTTTAAGAATACATACTTAACAATGTTACATAAAAAACTATGGAACCCCTCAAACCATTTAATAAAATTAGTTCCTGAATTATATACACGATCTATAATTGCGGTAATATCAGCATTATCTTTTTTAACAAGAGCATTAAGCAGATTAAAATAGTCCTCATAATCAGGCAGATCTAACGCTTTAACGATAAGGTCTGAATTGATATTAGTACCAAATGCCAAGCACTTATCCAGCATTGTAATGCTATCTCGTAATCCACCGTTAGCCATCTTTGCAATATAAGATAAAGCGTCATCAGTATAAGTAATATCACGCCCCTCTTTTATTTCAGAATCCAAAATAAATTTAAGCCGCTTTTGGATATTTGCTGTACTGATCTTGGAGAGTTTAAATGGCTGTACTCTTGATATTATTGTAGCTGGTATCTTCTCCGGATTAGTGGTGCAGAATAACCATACGGTATTCCCTACCTGTTCTTCAAGACATTTAAGTAATGCTTGCCAGCTCTGTGAACTTAACGAATGACATTCATCCATGATGATCAATTTATATTTTGTGCCAATAGGGTATTGAGAAGCTTGCTGAATAAGTTCTCGCACATCATCTACTCCGCTATGGGAAGCGGCATCTACTTCAATGATATTGTCTAAACAACCGTTAAGGGATTTTGCAATAATCCTGCTTAAAGTCGTTTTTCCGGTTCCTGCTGGACCAGTAAATAAAAAGTTTCGATTACTCAAATCACCAGACTCGCACATTTTCTTAACTATGTCTACTACAACACCCTGACCGATTACAGAATCAAAATCTGATGGTCTGTACTTATTTGCCAATGCTTGATTAGCCATAATTGTCCTACCTTAAATTAAATTCATATACATATATTAACGATTAGAAGAAAAATCCTTGGAAGAAGATACTTCTCCCAAGGACTACAAAAAGGGATCCTAACGATTAGCCCATGCCAGCAAGAACAGTAGTAAGTGAATCAGTCCAAAAGATACAACCGATAGTCATATCCCCTCTTGTCATAGGAGCGATATTAACCTTATCAGAATCAAAATTAGATAAAACGCTCTTTAACAATTCAGAATTAAACTTAACCGAATAAGAATCCTTGGTATCAACCGCCATAGTATAACTGTTGGTACGATTAGTTAAAGTAAGAGTGCCACCGTCAAGGATAAAATCAAACACCTTATCCAATTCGGACTGTTTAAGAATAGATGTCTGATTGATAAATTTAGTGATAGCACCAACATCGACAGTGATAAAGGAGTCCGGGTGAGTAAGCATACCAATAATCATCTGTGCATTATAACTACCAACTGCCTCGTCATCTTCATACTTCGGCACGAACTCCGTAATCATAGAATAACTATCTGTTTCAATATTCAAAACATAGTTTCTGCCAATCTTTGAGACCGTAGATCCTTCAGGAAGTGAAGTAAACAAGTTAATGATTGTGGGTGGGAATAAGCAAACACTATCGAAATCGCCACGCTTTGAATAAGTAAACAAACTTAAATCAAAATCACCAACAAGTACATCATGGTTATCACCGATCCATACATTCTTATAGACTGGGTGTGATTCTTTGGTAGCGAGGGCATACATCTGATGATCCTTTACAAATTGCCAATCCGCAGGTTTGACTGTAATAGTGTTTGTAGCCGTAAAGGTGTCTACAGGCTCATCAAGCTGAACATCGCCAGCGTCTAACATTTGGGGTACAGAGAATTTACTTGTACCAGCATGAATGTAAATACCACCGGGAATAAACTCGATAGACATAACATCGCTCTCGATACTGTCTATAAGAGCCTTGAAAATGGAACAATCAACAATGACTGATACAACAGTGTCCTCATCTCCTGAACCGCCTAAACTCATTCTTGTTTTGATACCTGACGCTTCAATGTTGATTTTTAAGGTATCTCGACTTGCAGTAATCTGAACGACATTACTTCTGTAATAGAACTTGGAGATGTTAGCTTTAATGATCCCCAAGTTAGTTGCGTTCTTCAATGCCTTGGTGTTTACGGTAAACTTCATTTTGGTTTCCTCCATTTTGTTTATTTTAATTTTTGTAAATCATAAATAACTTTGTTCTCGATATGATCTAAAAAATCTTCTCTACTTATATGATAACGATTTACATAATCGAGTATGAATCTATCCATATCCTCTGACCATTCGCCATCTACTCCTAACGCTTTATCGCCTTCCAGTTTAATGCCCTCTTTCTTATGAATAGGGAGTGGGTATTCCAGTTCAAACAACTGGTACTGGATCCAAGCAATTTCGGATTCTGATAGCATTTCAGGATTATCAAATGATTTAGGTTTAGAATACTCACATGGGTAAGATAAACCATACCAGCGTAATGTAGTGGTTACATCACAGTTGATCTTGAAAGGCAGAAAATTGCCAGCTTCGCTCATCAGTCTGCTTAAAATCTCTGCACCTTGTTTAGCATTTCGTATAGGGATTTCAGCAATAAGTTCGTCATGTACCGGAAGAAGTACCCTGCCACCTAACTCTCGCCACTCGGCATTGGTAAATACTTTGAGTATAGCTATCTTGGTAAGCTCTGCGGCTGAACCCTGCACACGGCTATTTGTAGTCTTACGACTGGCTTTTGTAATTTTAGCGGTATTATTGATGACCTTGATATGCTCTTCTTCATCAAGTTGCTTGATGCGCTTGTAAATCTGACCTTTATACTTATATCGAGAAAATTCCTTTTCAAGTGCCTTCTCCACCCTAACAGGAAGCTCGTTCTTATTTTTCAAAGTTTTTGGATCAAGAGGATCTATATCAGGATTAACATAACCTTTACCAGCCTTAAACTCGTAGGGTTTTAATTGCATATCAGGAATATGCCTTCTTCTACCTAAAATGGTTTCAACATAGCCGTACTTCCGGGCGTTATCCTCCGAGGCTTGCATAAAGGCTTTAAGATTAGGAAATGCGTTAAGTACGGCATCATATATCTTTTGAGCCTCTTTTGTTCTATCATCCTCGGTCATCTCTTTATTCTTACCGAATAACGATTCACCTATGGTCTTTGTTGACATACCATAAGTAATGCCTAATACAATTACTTTGGCTTTGCCCCTTCGATCTTTACCATCAGGCTGATTGGCTCCGGTTATGGGGTTAAATTCCATACATTCCTCATAAGGATAATTAAACGCAAGTGAAGCTATTGTGGCATAAATATCTCTACCACGCATAAAGGCATCAATCATATTCTTATCCTGTGACAAAAATGCCAGCATTTTTGGTTCTTGTTGCTAATTTAGTTGTATGCTCGCTACGCATTTCTCCGATTACTCGGAGTGTCGGACTATCTCTTAATTGTTATATACTGTTACCACATATAACAATTCCCAGTATTTCCATTTAACAGAATTACAATAGGCTAATATCACCTACAACTGACCGACTTCGGCTGTACCCTACTCACTTGGTTATCTCAATCTGCCTGATCTCTCATTTATATATTTCTATAAATACAGATGTTTAGCTTTCGGTAGTCTCTACACACGGTAAATCCATTTTAACCCTTTAATGTAACGATCTGATGTAGCAGAGCGCTTAATTGCACCAGATATAGTACGCAAATATCGAACTTTACCATACCCATTGTCCTGCCACCATATTGCGGCATCTGTCACCCGAAGAAATTCTGCCACAATCTCCCCGGAAGAATCTATACAATAAAGTGCTTTATTCTTGGCATCATTTAGAGCATGATAGTGTGACTCACTCAAATGAAAAGTTTCCTTATGCCGTTGTTTTACAATCTGTCCTCGCTCGGAAGCGTAAAATGCTTTTTTGTTCTCGGACAAATGCCGCCTATGTTCTTCAGACAGTCCACCGTTTCGTTGAATAGTAGCCTTTAAGGAAGCTGAAATTTTCTTACGAACTTCTTCTGATCGCATAGTCGCATCATGCCTCTCTCTTACAATGGCAGAATCCATAGCATTAAACTCTCCACCCAGAGCCATATTATATCCAGTTTCAATAGCATTAAACTGGGCTATATACTTGGACTCCAATTCATTCAGTGTATCTAAATCATCACATTCTTCAACAACAGAAAAATGAAACTTTTCCCAACCATATTTCCGCATCGCACGATACAAATGGTAGTCTACACCGTGATTCATAGCTCTTTTATGTCCTTTAATGCGTTCTTCTAAAGATTTAGTAGTTTTACCAATATAAATCTTATCGTTTACATCATTGGTTATTTTGTAAATCAACATTGTCTATCCTCCTGAATATAATCATAAAAAGTATATCATCTCGGATTATTCACAACAAGTTGATACATTACCTTGCTCGATATTGACTTATAGTGCGAACCATACACTATAAGTGTTCATCGAATTAGCTGGGTTTTACTACAGCCAACACTTAACTGTAGTCACTGGACATCAAAACATAAGCTGGCGTTCGGTGCTTGATTTGAAATTGATTTGACAATCGCATCCACCTCCTCATTGTTATTTAATATTTTAATGACATCTCCTACCTGAAGATCTATTACATCTTTCTCAGTATTATCTGCCATATAAACTGTATCATAAAGTCCGATGGTGACTTCAATACCATTCTCCGTTTCTTGACAAGTATCAATTTTCTCCATAGCCGGAGTAGCCCTAAACTGATGACGCACATCTAATGCGTGAGAAGGGATATTCTGCACATTAGGATCTGCACTCGCCATACGACCTGTATCGGCACCAATGGACTTGAAAGTTGAGTGAACCCTGCCAGTAGGTCCTATGGTTTCGGGTAATTTATCGACAAAGCCACCAATCAGGGTATCTAAACTTCTGACCTTCAATAACTGATTAGTTATCGGCAAATTTAATTTGGCTAATGCTTCTTTTTCAGTAGATTCTATATCCAACCCTACAATCCGTTTTAAAAGATAACTTACCTGTGGTGGGCTATTCGGGTTAAACTCGGTTGCGGTTCTGAATGGGGATTTGTTCAAAGTTATGACATCAGCTTCCGCCATAGCCTCTTTAATCATATCTGCCAGCACCTTAAATTCTTTGTCTCGTTTGGCATGGTATCTTGGTTTTAAGACCTTTGAGGTGTCCATATCAAGATAAACACCAGTTCGGTGCATTAAAGCGCATACTCGTACCATTGGAAATTCGATATTCCATACAAGATCTGCAATCTTCTCCAAATGGTGAGTTTGACATTTAGTATGTGTCTTTGTTACATAAGGGAGTTGCCACAAGAATAACTCATATGTGATTTTGGCATCGTTGGCGGCGTAAAGTTTAGCCACTTCCGGTTTACAATAAGGGAATAACTTTGTGCTAAAGAAGTCAGAGAACTTTTTAGGATCCCCTTTACCGCCCTGAACATATTTAGCATACAAAGCCTTCAAACCATGTGCGTTTTCGTTCTCTTTCAGACAACGCCACGCTGTCATACCATCATAGTAAAATGTGGGAATTAAATCGACTTTATAATCCTTATAAATCATCGCAATATCAAAATCCGCATTATACCAAATGGTTTTAGTATCAGTAATAACAAGTCTGTGAAGTTCTTCACCAACCTCTTCATAAGTCAACTGATTCTTATAAGGTGTCTCAAAGATTGGAACAATATGCTTATTTGGAATATAACACTCAACACCACCGGGATAATATAAGGAGCAACCCACAATCGTGTCATGTATTCGATCCAGTCCTGTAGTTTCAGTATCTATCGAACAGTACCCAGTCTTAATGGCTTCTGTAATATAATCATGTAATTGCTCAACAGTTGTAATAAGAATAGCAGGGCTGTCCCCGAAATATTCAAGAACAGCCTTTGTGGATGTCTCAATCTCATGTTGAGAAGAAGTAACACTTTTTGATACTTGTATTGGTTTTAAGACCTCTTTGGATTTTGCCGCTACTGCATTGATTTGATCCATTTGGTCTTGTGAGAATAATCCCATTCAAACCACCTCATAAATACTTTATCAGAAAACAGGATCCGGAAGTTCACCATCATCAGAAGGCTCGTCAAATTCAGATAAGATTGGATCACTTGAATCAGGAGGCGTTGGAATATTACTTACTGTCTCCGAAGCATTTACATAAGTATTGGGGATAGAGGGCTGGTAGCCAGCACGAGGTATTGGTACATAATCCTGATTAATAGCGGAAGATTCAGAAGTCTGTGTTCTCAGTAATTCAGCAAGTTCATCTGCTCCTACGCTCTTAACCACATTTTCGTAATAGTCAGGTAAAGTAGCGTTGAACTTTGCTAAAATTTGATCATAAGACATAATCTTATTCCAGCCAGCAGGTACGAAATCATACCGAGTTTGTGTATCTCTGTAATCTCCATGACGCTTAATAGTAAACACGCACTCTGACGGATTGGGGGATTTTTCAAAAACATCTCTTTCCAACTGGTTAATGAATCCCCTATTGTAGTTTCTATCCCAAAACTCGATAATACCACCATTCTTATAGATGTTGTAAAGAGGGATAAATATCTTGGACTGTAATCGAAGTCCCTTCTTGCAAGCAGGGCAACCGTCACCTAAACAATGAACATACCCTGTATACGAGGGAGATTTGACATAGTGAACCGTTGCTTGAAGCATATCTCGCTTTGAACGATAGAGAAAGATAACATCTGCGGTCATCCCATCTCCGGTAATCCTGAATTTATTACGAAATAATTCCTCATCGTATTCTTCTACTGATTTAAAACCCATGTGTCAATTTCCTCCTATGTTTTGACTATTGATTAGTTAGGCTTTTAAATTACCTAATTATAATAACGATTGTGCAGATAAAACATCATGCACAATGATAGAACAAGATAAATTATATTATAAAGTGAGCAAAACATCCCTATACGGAGCTAACTTCTCACGAAGTTCTGCAAGAATTTCGTCATACTCCGTCTTACTTACAGCTATATCTGCAAGGCGATCAATAGGTCTTTCAGAAGAACTACGAGATATTTTATGTAAAGTATCTTTGGGATTGATTAAATGATTTACTACTTTCTCCGCCTTCGGTCCCATGTGGCGAATTATATTCCATATAGCCTCTTTGGTCTGCTGGGTTTCAAGATCCTCATCTTCGGAAGGAACTAAATCCCACAAAATAACAGACTTATCTTCGGACAGATCCGCCGGACACCCAGCAAAAAATTCAGTAGGAATTTCAACCATACTTCTTTGGGCATCGGAACCCCTTGTTTTCCACAAACTTAAAAGACAGTTATAGCAAACACGGTATATGTATCTACCATCATATCTTTTGGGATCCTCTGTAATCTTATCAACATTCTTCATAAGATACTGAAGAACGGTACTAATGCCATCTTCTTGCGTGATATGAACAACATTTATGGCGGTAACGGCACTGTACCAAGCAAGTGTAACTTCCTGATAGAAAATTACATAGAGTAAAGCCGCCTTGTCATCATCATCAGCTTTAAGCCATTCATCATAAGTGGGATTTTTAGGGTATCCTGAAAGATACTCACGGAACATGTTACGAGTTCTCAAAAATTGATAGTTGTTGGCTGGCATAGTGTTATTCCTCCTATACTATTTGTACTCTTGATATGCTTTAGGCTCTCGATATGTATGCCTACTTATAGTGTCGATTATAACATAAGAATTTTTGAATAAAAGGCTAATAATAGGACTATTTGGATATGTAATAAAGATGTAATATTTATTCTCTCATAGAATAAAATTTATTGAACTCATCTTCGGTACAATCGTTAATGTCTTTATCTGGTGGCATTGTTATAGTCCATACAAGAGCCACCTTGCTTAATGCTTTCTTTAATTTCTCCGTACCACGCTGACCAGCTTCATCACCATCAAGACACAGAACGAACTCCTGAACCCCTAATTGTTTAAGCTGTTCTATCTCATAAGAAGTTCCAGTACCTAATAAGGCTACCGCCTGATAGCCATACTTAATCGCAGTCAAACAATTAAAACAACTTTCGCACACTACGACAGATTTAGTCCCTTGTGGTAATTCATACATTCCATACAAACTTTTTTCCACACCTCGTGGATAATGGAAAAATTTACCCTCTACGGATCTGCGACATAAAAATAAGGTATTGCCCTTTATATCCTTAACCGGAAAAGTAATACAGGGTAATGGCTTCCTTCTACCTTCAGGAATAAAATTTGCATCATAACCTATATCGTACTTCTCAATGATCTCATCAGTAAGACCTCGCTGGTACATATAAGGAACTATCATGCGATAAGAAGCTAATTCCTGCTCTGATACATAATTACCTGACTGTTTAAGTATTTGGGTATTTATATAATCTATTGCATATTTATCTTGAAGTGCCTGTGTTAATTCAGTAGGGATAAGATAATCAAATTCCCCTACCTCGCCATCAAAATCAGGAATGTTCTCTTTGAGCCAATCTAATCCTGATGTGCCGATACCCTTTCGTTTAAGTACATAAGTAAGTGCATCTGCCAAAGAACCTGTGTAATTACACGAAAAACAATGCAGTTGCAAAGCAGGATAGTTTCTTCCATTACGATACTGGTTGTGCATAGATATACCACAAGACGGTTTCTTTTCTTCACCGTTATTGTGTATCGGACATCTACACATATACCAATCACCTACAGGTCTAATTATATCAATTAAACCCATCTCGCCAACTTTACGAATTATAGCTTCATTATCTTGCATACTATATAACCTGTCTGAATGTTAATTTGTGCTTTTTTAATGTTTGTTTATATTTTATAGAATAACTAATTCGTTCTTCGCTAATACCAATAGCTTTTGAAGCGGCTTTAATACTGGGGTATTCTTGATTTAATTCTAAACAATATATCTTTTTAGAGTGTCGTTGATTCATTAAGGCAATTCTTTCAGGCGGCGTATAATTCAAACCAGTAGCAAACGCATGTTTTAAGTTCTCTGATTGCGTGGACCATTCAAGGTTTGACACATGATTATTTAACGGATCTCCATCAATGTGATTAACTTGTGGCTTATTTTCAGGATTTGGAATAAATGTTTGAGCAACTAATCTATGCACTAAAAAATAAAAATGTTTACCTTCTTCACAAAGAGATACCCTTAACCGATCAAAATTTGACCTATCATCACTCCGAAACTTTGTAAGTGTGCGTAAATATTCTGATTGAATCCTATCACGCTTAATATCAGTATCGTACCAAACTTTAGCCTTAACTTTAATTCTGCCGTATGTTGATATTTGATAATTTACAAAACCATCAATATCTTTCCAAATCTCGTCAGGGTACGATTCAACAGTTGAAATAATATTTTGCAAATTATCAAATCTACAATTTGTATAATCTCCGTCTAAATGAATTATATTATTTGAAATTAACATATTATCGGAAAACACCGCTAATACTAAACGATCTAATGGAACTCTATAAGTTTTCATTGAATCAGAAGTATTACATACAAAATGACATCTGCATATATCACCAGTACAATCAATAGACAACGGTTGCCCTTTTATATGGCGGCAAATTCCTTTGGAATCTAAAAATGTATGATCTATACTCCGAACATTTCCATAATTAGATACTTCATATATATACTCCATTGAGGGAACAGGCTTCCATATCTCTTGCATAGCATTACTCTTTCATTAAATATAAAAGCACCGTTGGTTAATTGTTTTCTGCCAAGAAACACAATTACACTGAACACGGTGCTTTATGTTATTAGAAGCCCTAAAAGAGCAATACTAATTATAATCTATCAATGTAATTATGTTTCTTGGCACTTTCATTGTAAGTAATATCCGCATAAGTGTCAACATCCATACTTATACCTATCGTATTCTTCCAGCTCTTTACGCATCCGTTTTACCTTTTTAAGATAGTCTCGTTTTAGATATACCGAATTTGTACTCTTTATAGCATTTTGATATTTATTTATCTCTGATATAAATTTATCTCGTTGAATATCTTTCATAAAAGGATCACTTCAAATCTATCTGATGGGGGATATGCAATATTATCACAATCATCTACGAGCATAAGATAACCACATTCATCTATTGCCCACCCGGAAATATCGCACCAAATCAAATTAGAGTTTTTAAACCATTTTTCTTTGAACATATGATTGCGATCAAATATCGGTTCTTTTCCAGTACGAGGATCTATTACCTTAAATGCAAAATCATCAGATTTTGGGTGTTTAATACCCTTATATGTGGACAAACCTAAAAGCCAATCGGCTGATACTCCGGTAACTTTACAAAATGATGCTAACCGTCCGGAGTGCCATGATCTATTATTGCCGCTGGGAGAATGATTGGCATACAAGGCTTTTCTCTCAACACCAATTTTCTTTGCTATCTGATTTTTTGACATTCCTGAATCTGCAATAGCTTCTTCAACCCTATCCCAAAAACCATCATTTACAAATGTTCTATTTGCCATACACTCACCTCACTAAATTTGCAGATATAGTCTTAATTAAAATTCCAAGTTATCTTCCAGCTCTGATAAATCAAGTCCGGTATTATCAGGACCGACTGGATTATTTATGATGCTGGCGGTATTAGTCTGCATATTCGCCATAGGATCCTCGCTTTGATCGCCTTGTAAATATTGCATAGTACCAGTATTCAAATCACAAGTATATGAGAGGATATTCTTCTCATTCTTTGCCATACGGCTTTTCTCCATTCGGAGTTCAAATACATGCTTATCAAATATCTGCCTTAACGCAAATACCTGTGTAGCGATCTGAACAATAGAAAATGCCCCTGCGACATTGTAAATATCAGGGAACGGTACACCCTTTTCATCTTTCGTATCTTTGGTGGCTCTGTTTGCCTGAACCGCAATTATAATGGCACAACCGTACTGCTTGCTGATCCTAAATAAATCTTTTGAAATATGAGTAAGTCGTTCATAATCGCTACTGGCGTGTCTGTCATCACTCATATAAGAGATACCATCAATAATAAGTAACTTAATCCCATGTTGCTTCACAAACAACTCTAAATGTTTTGGGGACACCCCCTCTGCCATATCCTTATCTTCAATAATAAACGCCGGGACTGGATCATTTTTCAAGGATTCAATATATGTTCGGTAATCATCTGTATATTTACCTTGGAACAATTCACTATTCTTAAAATGTCCTCTCCAAGTATCAAATCTCGTAGCAAAGTATGATGCTTGCATTTCAGGTGAATACAACGCTACTGGGAATTTGGCGTTATGCCCTGCTTCCATCATCTTTGCACAAAGCCATGACTTACCGGAGTTCGTGCCAGCCACGATTGCTACAACTTCTTCAACCGTTGACCACCCACCATAAGTCAGCTTATCCAGTTCAGGAAATCCAGTGGGTATTCTTTCACGCTTCGCCCATTCCTCTACTTGTGCGGCTCTTGTAGGAGCTTCTTCGATAATGTTCATAGGCTTGGTATCTTGGAGCCTTGCCGCTAAATCACACTGCTGATTAAGATACTCCCAAGCAGATGTCACATCTCCTGAACCCAAGTCCTTTAACTTGTTAAAAGTATCAACTAAAAGGATCTGTTGTTTGTTCTTTTTAAGCCCATCAATTAAATAATCCTTGGTTTCCCTTGATACTTCAACAATAGTAATATCCGGAAACTCTGCCATAAAGGTAAATACATCAGGAGTATTACCAAAACGGCTACGGTGATCCAAAATAAAACTAATCTGCTTATTGAAAACAGAATAATAAGAACTATCAAAACCGCACAGTTCATTCACCAACTCTGTATCGTCAGAAGTCAGTATCTTTGATATAACCTGTAATTCTATTGCCGAGTTCATTTAACTATCGTTCTTCCTAATACTTCCTGAAGTCTGTTAAAGAATACCCCACTACCGCCAAGTGATTGCGTTGTTGGAGATACTACTATCGTTCCCATATCGGGCTTATCCCTCGATTGCAATAACGATAATAGTGTCTGGCATTGAAAATCCTTGAAATTCACATAGTCAATATTTGATATTACAAGCAACTTCGCTTTTGATACCCATATCTTTTGATATTCAAGATCATCAGGGTTTGAATTGCTGTTCGACCAGCTACCCTGAATGGCTTCTAAATATTGAGATAGTTTCAAGTTATACACCGAAGTATGTAAACGGCTACCTCTCCAATATTTACAAATGCCACAATATGTAATGAGTTCTGCAATAGCATTAGTATTCTTGGCGATAACTGTTTGAGTTTTACCTTCGCAATTCTCAACAAACTGACCACATTTAGCCAAACTTTTAGGATCAGCATGAAATACATTACTGTTAATGCCGATATTATTTTGTTCCAGCAAAAATGAAGATTCAGCATAAGCAGGGCAAGACTGGTCACAAGTAGCCTTTATACAATGACCGGAAAATATACAATTATGCACTTGTGTTAATCCTCCTAATCACTGGACTTCTTGATTGCTTGTACGACACCCTGCTCAATACGCATTGTCTTGCTAACTCAACTACATTGAACCCTCGGTTAGCATACTCTTTGGCTTCCATAAATAGTGTCAAATACGGCTCCAATGTTCCATATATCGGGTATTTATACTGGATGCCTTTAATCTCAATATCCATGAGATATTTTCTGACTACATACTCCTTTATAAACTCTGCATTTTTAGGGATCCACTTTGAAATCTCTAATGAATCCCATACTTCGAGGGTATCAACAAGTTCTCCGTTAATTTCCATATAAGCATAAAAGCTGACAAGTTCATCATTCTGTTCACGAACCAACTTATACAAGTGTGGATACCTTATAATATTATCAACGATTTGTTGTGTAGAATAATCATCAATAGGAAGGATAACCCCAAGCTCATTATCAAAATCCATATTAGTCTGTGGCTTATACATAATAGGCGCACGAGTTCTAATAAAGTGATTGGGGTATAACCGAATTAAATCATCATCAGACATTCTATTTACATCTGTAGTAATAGATATATCTCTTTGTCTTTGAGGTATTTCAGGCAAAGTTGTATATATCGTCATCAGATCTGCTCCACACTGTTTTTGAATCCAAGGCTTTGTAATATCAAACTGTGGGATCTCCGGGGCTTGAATGTATAAATCTGTTGACGGTGTTTCTATAATTGTTACATCTTTTGTAACAGGCACATCAGAAGATTCAAATGCTGGCTTAAACCTTGTATTAGCAATCACTGGGGCATTTTCAACTATGGGAACATCCCACTCAATAGCGTCAACTGTAAGGTAAACCTCTCCAAGTGTTTCTTCAATAATATCGTCATCAATATTGGGAAGATTTATGAAGGGATTATTTATGTTCCAATTCAAAGGCAATAACTCTTCAGCATAAGCAGAATAAGTTAAAATATTCAGCACCTTAACAATCTGTTGCTTATAAGACATAGTACCGTCATAGTGTGCCATGACATAAGTAATAACAGACGCATAAAATTCACTTAATTTACCCTTAACGCTTTTCTGAACCTGATAGTTCTCTGAAATGCTGGTAAATTTGATTTTATTTGTGGAAGAATACAGTCTACTCATAAGGCTTCTTCCTCCAAATCATCTGTCGTTGAATGTAAGTTCACAGACTTTATAAGTTCCTTTTGTTTATTAAATCGTGTGCGTACTGCATGAGCATTATCCGGTTGAGTGTCCTTAATGAGTTTAGCGATATAAGATGAATCCATAGGAATTTTAGTCTTACCATCTATCAACTGGTATAAGCATCCATTTATCAATATATCGTATATAACCATAGCATCAATAGTGAAATTTTCAGGATCAACGGTCTTAACCATGTTAAAAATATTATAAGGTAATGCCCAGCAATTACTTAAATCGTGGTCAAGACTTCTGCACCATTGTTTGAAATCTTCTACAAAGGTAATCGTATTTCCAGTAGAATGATATTTACCATAAGCAATAACAATAAATGTTGCCCATATAGGTAATTGCTTAATCTGATATTTGAAATTAGGATTAAGTTCTGAAAATCTGTGTGTAATCCAGTAATCTAATAAAGTTGCACATTCATTAACTTCCACATAGCCGAAATCATGATCCGTTGCCTGTTTAAATACAGAACGATATTGTCTTAAAGTATCACCTACTAAACGCTTTGTAGCCTGATTAGGTGTCTTTTCTACAAGACAACCGAGATCATCAACAGAATTACGAAGTTCATCAATTTGGGTAGTATCAAATTCTGATACCAGCTCTTGAAATTCTGTATCTTCGGAAGATAAGAGTATTTCAGATTGGAGCATTTTTACAATCTTCGTAACACACTCCAATAAAAGGTATGCCAGCTTCTTATATCGTAATAAGGTTTTACGATATACCCTTGGCTTATTTTCCATCATCCTATCAAGATGTTTACTGATCTTTCGGGCGGCTACTTCAGAGGGGTAAATTTCAATATATTCAGGTTGTTTCATTTAGCCCATCACCACCTATTCTGCGTTGACCTGAATTTTTACTTCATACATATAAGAACGATTTAGAGATAAAAATACCGATGTCGAAACTACCAAATTGTTCAGGCGTGGGAAATGCCGTTCCGTTAGCCTACTGGTCTGATAGTCTCGACATCGGCATCTGTCTGTGTAGTAAAAATCATAAATGATTTTGACAGAAAGTTAAAGAGCAAAATGAGAACTTAATAGTTTTGTAACATAACGGATCCTCACACTGAAATTCCGAAATTATTTCAGAATTTTCGGGAGTAAAAGAGTTAAATTCTCTTTAATTTTTCTTGCTTTTAATACTTCTTTTATTATTTTATATATTGATAGATTTTATATATATAATTTATTACTGGATATAGATATATAAAGAATTGATATAATTTAACTCTTTAACTCCCGTAATTTCCCAAATAATTCAGGAATTTTTACTCTGATAAAGAAAGCCCAGTCAGTTTATTCGAAACCTCAAAATCAGAAAGCTACGCAATAATTCCGCAAATTCCGAAATTATTTCAGAATTAGGTTTTTGGGGTATTTTTGTGGCAATTTATAAAATGTCAAAAAGTTGGTAATTTCTTAATGATATTGTAATAATAGCAAGGGTTTTTGTAGTATTTTTTACCATTGGTTATGATATTATGAATACAGTTTATATTTTCCCGGAGGCTTGCTATGTACTACTCATCTATTCCCACAAAATTAGATCGTAACAGTATGGATAAGGCTACATGGATTAAAGTCAGAACGCAGGAATTATATGATATGCTACCCCAAACTACGCTGGCAGAGCGTAATAATTATACGGAAATCCGAGATGAGATAGTAGCACTTAATTATTCATTTTTTGGTTATGTAGCGAAGGGGACTTATGTTACGGATCCTATGGCTACTTATGAAGATAAATTGCAATCGGCATTAGTTAATTTCTGTGAAATGTGGGCGAAATATAAGTTCTCTCCTGCAAATACGGATCTCAATGAATCAGGGAAAAAAGTTAAAAAATATCGTACCGATTTGTCATTTGCCGTATTCTTTAAGCCCCGTCTATCAGAGTGTATCAGGCGTGAATTAAACACAATTAAATACTCGTTAAGAAGGACAGTGTGTATGAAAGCGGCGGCTCAATTAGGTAAACACTGGGGACAAATTACGAAAGAAGATGTTGCCAAAGTGAAACTTGCTCCGCAGGAAATGAGGGTTTTGGAATCCATATTTTGCACCCAGTATGAGATCCAGTATGAAGAAGGCAACACCCCAAAAACTAAATCAGCTATACAAGATGATTTTGTAGTGCCTTATGGGATAGATGGTATCTACACTGAAAATTATGATGAACTGGAAGATTTGATTGTTCACGAAATGATTGAAAACGAGTGTAAATTAGATGATGGCTATTTACTTAAAATGGCTGAAATGTATGACATTCCATATAATGAATTAGAAAAAGCTCGACCTCTGGGAGAAGCCAAGCTCAAACGACAATTAGAAGAATATATTGATATTCAGGAATCATTTGAATCTGAAACCGAATATGAAACTTGTGGAGATTTAGATGATTAGTATTTCTTTTTGTAATACTTTTTAGGTACTAAAAATTCGTACTCTCCATTAGTCTGATAACTACCCCAAGTATCAATAGGGCGTAATTTAATTCGGTGAACAGTGCCACCAGTGTAATTTCCAAATTTACTTGCAACCTTTGGATCCGGTGTGTATGACACAAAGACATCAGGATCAGTTGTAGTACCAGTTTCGCCACGATACATTATTTGTGGAGTATATAGCCAAGTCTGAAATGGTAATGGTGTAGTTTCTTTAATTTTACAATCCCAAATATAATTATAATAAGCGATATTTAATCCAGCATTTAATACATCAGGTCTTGATAATATCTGATCTAAAAGTGTAGGTTTCGCACTTCGATCTGCCCCTCTAAACCACCTCTCATGCGTAGCCCCACGAATACTTTGTTGTGCAATATCAATAGCATCTTCGATAGGGATTTCATGTATATTCTTCAATCCCTCAATAGTCCTCAACTCTCTCCAAAGATCAACTATATCTTCGTGGGTTGCTATATCTCTACCCCATTGTAGGAAGTCAGGATTTTTAATATTAGCCTTTATAAAATCATCAAAATAATCAGTCACCTCTAATGTATCAACCCAAGGTAGCTGATTAAGATCTACTGTAGATTTTATGTAGCGTTTCATGTATTAAGATTACTTTCCTTTATAGCCATTAGCATAGGCGGCTCTCGCTTGCTTTTCGGCTTTTTCCTTGGCGTCTTTGCCATAATAAACTTTGCCTGACTTGCCCCATTGATACCCACCGGATTTAGTTTTATGTACTGGCATATATTTAATCTCCAAAATCAAAATTATCTAATGTCGGATTCCCCGTATGTGGGAACATAGTAATGGGAACTTTGTATTACATCATATCTCAAATTTGATATATTAAATTCATTAGCAATAAGATTTATAGCATTTTCATCAGAAGCTATTGCCTGACTACAAATTATCTCATACACCTGTGAACGAATATCATAAACTACTCGACCTCGTTCTATTGATCTATACCCTTTAGAAATTAAATCAATAGCTTCAGGAAGTTGGTCTTTAATAGTGGATTCCCATTGGGTTATATGATTATTTATTGTACTAAACTGGATATACCCCCAATCATTTACTCCCTCATCTACCGGACAATACTCTCCAACAACTTTATTATTATAAATCCACCATATACCTACATTTCCAGTAGTAGGTATATTATCAGATTCAGATGCCGGGATATATCTTTTCATAGCTTAACCTTTACATAAATGGATCAGTATCCTCGCCCCGATCCCTCGCCCTATACCACTCTTCTCTA